TAGTACCTGGTGACATAGCTATAAGTACTCCACTATTAGGAGAAGAAGTTGTAGTAATTTCTTTAACTAATGTTAATATTGTTACTTGTGTATTAGGATTATTATTTACATAACTTAGATTGCTACCTAAAATACCTCTACCTGATATAGGAGAACTTGAATTTGATATAATTATTCCTCCTGCGTTGCTATTTATTACAGCACCTATAGCATCAGAATTAACAGCTAAAGCACTGCCTTGTCCACCTGTTTTATCTATATTTACTAAAAAATCTAATTTATCAGGAGCACTACCTTCAAAAGTCATTAAATATCCATCTTGACTAATAGTAGTATCTTCTATTAAAGTACCTCCTAATTTAAAGTTATTAGCAGGATCTTCAGTTAAACCATTATTAACAGTATAAGTTGATCCACCACCTCCAGTTACATTTACAGTAACATTACCATTACCATCATCACTAGCAGTAACATCACCTGTAAAGTTAATACTCTTAACATCATCAGTTATTTCAGTACCTTCATCTTCAACAGATATATAATTCTTTTCAATATTAGCTAAATAAGTAACTAAATCAGATTGGTTACCTATATTACCTCCTATACTACCCCAAGTACAACAATCACTTGAATTACTTGTATTAGCACTAGAACTAGGATTAGATATCTTTTTAGTAGACTTAGCTAAGGTTTCTTTATATTTATGAGTAAACTCATATAATACTTGTAAATCTTGTGGAGTAATACAATTAAGTTGTTCTTCTGTATAATCTACACAAGTTTCTTCTTGAGCACATTTGCTAGCTAAAAATACCATTTGTGTTGACGGTATAGTACTAGGAGGTGTTTTAATGGATGTTAAATCTTCTTCTACAAAACATCCTACAGGACTTGTTATTGTAATATAACTGCCATCTAAACTAGCAGTAACACCTGTACCATCACTATTATTAATTATATCAGTTACAATGTTTGCAGCAGAATCACCTGCTCCAATAAAAACATTTACTCCATCTATATTAAGATAATAAGATATTGTACCAGTAAAACTACCAAGACCAAATGTCCAAGTATTAGTTCCTCCTTCTAAAGCTGGATGAAATGATATACAAGTATCTAACTTATAATTACAAAGAATCTTATTAACATCATTCATAAGCACAGATTTCTTATACAAATCATCACACTTAAGACCTTGTTGAGCCTTCATAGTAAGTTTGTATACAGCATTAGCAAATGAACAGTTAGCTGTTTTTTTTAATGTATTTAAAGTAGATTCTGTAAAGTTAATTCTTTGCATATTATAGATCTATATAAGACGCATTAATAAATGCTGATAAAGTATAATTTCTACTAGCTGTTAATCCTGTAATAGTAGCAGCTGAGTATAAACTTAAAAATGAATTATGAACTATTAAAGTACCTTGACCTACCCATATTTTAGCATTACTGCTAAACACATCATTATTATCAGCTGTAGTATCTTCTACATATAAATCACAAGGTAATGTTTGTACTAAATTACTTCCTAAATCTAATATAGGACTAGGTAATTGATAATACCACAATACTTTAGTATCCATAATTATAGCTGCAGGAGATGTAATTGTATTAGAGTATAAACTATTATCTAATTTAATACTAGTAGTAGCTCCAGGTACAGCAAATTGTTTTCTTAAATGACCCATAATTTGTACAGTACCATCTAAGTTTTTTCTATATTTTAACCTTCTTGCTGAAGGAACTGAATTAGAATAATTAGCAGCATTAGCTTTATAAGCTTTCCACTGACCTAAATAGTTAGCACCTTCAGTACCAGTAGTATTTGTATAAGTACCTGTAGTTGAACCAGAGTTAATAATATCTCCATCATCATAAGGTATATTTTGCCAAGTACCAGCTATAGATGAAGTTATCCAGTTATCATTAACTGCATTAATATAAAGATTAACATCCCAAGTAACTCCATTATAAACAGCTACTATTGTAGATTCTCTATTTAATTGAGCAGAACTAAGATTAGTACCTAATATATTAAAATTATAAGTAGCTTTATCAACTACACCTTTATAATAAAAAGTAAATGTAGATCCTTCATCAAAAGAACCTGTTGTAGTAATTATATAATTAGAAGTTAATGTACCTGTTCCTGTTATTGTAATTGGATACCCTTTAAGAGAATTAGGTAAAGTAATAGTATCTCCTGAAAAATTTATATTTAATTGCATATTAGTTTATTAAAAAAGTTAATTGACCTGTAAACGTATGTATTATACCTGGTAGTATTCCAATACCACCATTACTAGAAGAAGTTACAGCATTTAGTCTTATATAACCAGGTATTAAACTATTAGTAGATACTATTGGATATCCTTGCATAGTCCATGTTGTATAATTAGATGGTTGATATCCTACAGTATTAGTATAAGTAAATCCAGTTTTAACTGTTTTTCCTTGAGGTATTTTAAAATGTAAGCTCATATCTCCAACTCCACTAATAACTTGTACAGCTATTCTAAAATCTACTGTCATTTGATTTCCTACTATATAACTATCAATCCAACTTGAAGGTGAAGTAGCTAAATTTATTACAGGAAGTCCACCAGAAGGAATATAACTTTCTACAGTATAAACTATATCTGCACTAGTTCCAGTATTTGAAATACTTAATGAAGTATCACTAACAGGTGTTACATTAAGTACACCATCAATAGCATTTTCTACAGCAGTAGTAAATGTTTCACTACCTGTTACAGCTTCTACTACAGTAGTACTAGTAAAAATTTCTTCAGGAAAGTTTATGTTCCAAGAAGAAGTACAACCATCAATTACACCTTCTACAGTACATTCAATAGGGCTTTCTTTACCTACATTAGCAGTAAAACTTATTTCAGGAGTACAACCATCTTCACCAGGAGGTCCTTGTTCACCATTAGTACCATTAGTACCGTTAGTACCATTACTAGGTTGTAAATTAACAGCTTCATCACAGTCATCAGTAAATCCACTTGCACTTAAATAAATAGGATTAGCTAATAACCAAGCATCAGTCATTATATTACTATTGTAATCAGGTTTTGTACCAGTACCATCAATCCAGCTAATAAGTCTATGTACTATTTTACCAGCACAATCTTCACTTAAAGCTAATACAGGACTCCAGCCATCATAACCTTGATTACCAGTTGTTATTATTTCGTCACATCCGTTGCAACTCATTTTATATATTATATTAAATTGTTTATAAATCTATTAATCGCAGCAATATTCAATCTTTAATCTATTGAACATATCCATTAAAGCATTAGCTCTAATAATATCTCCACATTGAGCAGCACTCTCAGCAGCATCTAAAATCATTCTAGCTTGAGTATATTTTAATACACTACCATCATCTTCACATGTATCACAAAAGTCTTGTACAAGCTTTAATAATAAGTTTTGCATTTTACACTCAGCAGCACATTTAAATACTATCCAAATACGTTTTTCATAGTTACCAGTTGGAGTAACTACTCTATAAATAAATTGATATACACCATCATTAAACTTAGTTGTGTTACCATTAAAATCACTTGCTAGTATATTTAATTCAAAATTAGTATCAGAGGTAGGAAAGTAAGTAAAAACATCAACTATTCCTAAACTGTTACCATTAATATCTTGCATTTCTAAAGTTGCTGCAGTAGCTGAACCAGTAGCTGGATTAGGAGTACCCCAACCAGTTGTATTAGCTAAAGAGTATAGACCAGTTAACTCTTTAAAAGTTAACCATTCTTGATTAATATATTCAGTTATATTTATATTTAATTGTAAAGCCATGGATTGATTATATTAAAAAAGGCTACAGCTATAACTAGCCATAGCCTTTTTATTAAAGTTTAAAAGTTATTATTATAACAAAGTTCCGTTTGTTAAACCAAGCGCAGCTTCTAAAATATCAGCTACAGTATCTAATTGATTAACTCTAGTTTGTCTGTTAATAGCAATTCTAACTTGTTTGCGAGCAATTGGATTATTGATAAAGCTCATAGTACCAGATTGAGTAGCTACTTCAAGATCAATAATTGAATAAGTACCACTAAGTTCAACATTAGAACGCATTGTTACAGGAGGAACCTGAATCAAGTTAGCATCATGCATACCTTCAAACAATTGGAAGAAGAATTCTTCTTCAGCAATTTGCTCATATACACCAGAACCTTCAGTAGGAACTACATAAGCATTATTAACAGTTGTAGCACCAAAATTAGTTGCAGTAGTTACAAACTTAGAAGTTTCATAACGGAAGATATTTGGAGCAAATTTAGTTTGAGGATAACCAGTAAAACGAATACCCCAACCAGCACCTGCAGTACCTGAAGTAGTAACAGGAGTTACAACTTGAAGAGTAGCAACAGCAGCTACAGTATTTGTAGATCCTTGATAAGGAGTATCAAGAACAAGACTAGTAGCATTTTTTTCTTTTACTTTATAAATAGCACTAGTAACACCAGTAGCAAGTCTAAAATATGTACCAACAGGTAAGTTAGTAATAGTACCAGTCCAAGTTACTTGTGAAGAATTTTTAGTAAAAATAATGTTAGTACCTGTACCAGTTCCAGCAGCTTCAGTAGTAGAACTATTTACACGTTCTACAGCATAAGGAATATTTACATATCTTTGTACATCTTGAATAGCGTATTTTACTAAATAATCTACAAGAGAACTAGTAGTATCACTTGCAGTTATTTTATAACCAACAATTGATTCCATTAGTTTATCACTAAATTGGAAAAAGTTAGTTTTAAAAGTGTTACGCAAAATAACTGATGTACCAGCACCAGGTAATTCAATTGTACCTGTACCAGTTGTAGCAGATACATATCCTACATAAGATACCTGTTGAGCTGCACCTGAATAAAGTTTACCTTTAGCTACTAAAAGTTGACTTTTGCTAAAAGAGGCAGATTTAATTAAAGGTTTACCTGAACCTTGACTTTGAACAACCACAATAGGTCTGTTAGCAGTAGCAACTGCAGCAGCAGTAGATGCATCAAGTACTACACCATCTTCAGTTGTAATTGCAACTACACCAGCAGCTAAATTATCTGGAGTTGCAATAGTTCCTGCGGTTGGATAGCTTGGGTTAGCTGTACCTATGAGTAATTGTTTGTGATTACTTACGTTTTGTAATGACATTGTTTAATTTGTTTAATGTTTATAAATAATTTGATTAATTAATTGTTAATTACTAAAAAGTGAATTTTAACAGTAGCTGCTCCTGTAGTAGTACCACCAACATTGGTTAATGTAATATTACAACTTCCATTAGCAATACTACTAACTAAAGCATTTACAGATGAACCTGTAGCTCCTTGTTCACAGTTTGTTAAAATAACAGAACTAGAAGTTATTGTAGAGTTTGTTAATGTAAAAGCACTAGCTGAAGCACCAGCTGCTAATGTAGTAGATACTGTAGTAATAACTCCAGATTTAGAGTTTAAAGTAACTCCTGTAGTAATACTAGTAGCTTGAGTAACCGTGCTTGGTGTAAAACTATTGTTGATATAATCAACAATTGGATTAACATCACCACCTACAGCAGGTAAAGCATTATCTAATGAGCTTCTTACTTCAGCTCTATTTGCACTTGAAATTTTGTTTAAAGACATTTCTTTGATTTTTTAATTAATATATTAATAAATTGATTTGTTATTGTTATTTTTAAAGAATTAATTTGTGTAACTATAGCTTATTCCCTGTATGTATTATTTGTACTAATCTCAGCTTGCATTCTATTATAAGCTTCAATATCTTTAACAGCTATTTCTACAGTTTTTCTAACTAACTCTCTATGAATATGATCAGATAGTTGACTTACTTGATCATTTAAATTAGTAGTTAAATCAATTGGGTTAGGTTTCTTAACATATCTAAATACATATTTTTGTATGTTATAAGAACCATCTGTAATTAATTCATGTTTTCTACCTTCAATTCTCATCCTCCAAACTTTGTTTTTATTAGGTTTGTTGTAAGGATTGTCTAGAGCTCTAACATATTCGTTATGGTTAATCTCTAAAACATACTTACGAGGAGTACACTTATCACTAGTTAATACTTCTTCATATACAGTAAACCAGTGAACATCAGAATAATCTGTAGGATTATCTAATAGTGTATTAGGTAGCTCTACAAATACACCATTAGGCATATTTAGTAGAGGATTATAAGGAAGTGGTGTTAGCATTGCATGTTTAACTAACTCACCTAAGTCCTGTATTCTTTTTTCAGTCTGTTCAAAAGACTTTCCAGTAGAGTTATTACCTGTATAATAAGTAACAACCAAGAGTTCTTGAGCTTCTGTTGCCATGGCTGAAATTTCGGCAGGCTCATAACCTGGCAAAGCTTGACTTGCTAATTTATCAAATTGTAGATAAAAGTTGTTCAAGAACTCTTGTTTTGTCATTGCTACTTAATTATATATTAACTTAGGGTCTGTTTAATTGTTTCACTCCTAAGTAGGTTAATAAATTACTTTTTACTGTTTTCTATTTGAGCTTTAATCTTCAAATAGATGTCTTGATTTTTAGGAGATTCTAAGAATTCTACAGTTTCTTGTAAAGTTCTACCAATTTCATCTCCACCTTTAAGAGAATAACCACCTTTACTAGTTCTATCAATTGCTTTAGCATCAACAGCCTTACTAATAAATGCTTTAGTTGCAAAGTGTTTATCTTCCATAATTTCAACAAATCCTTTAATATTTGTATCAATTATTTTTTGTATTTCAGATTTTAAAAACTCTACATCACTATTCTTAACTATTCTATTAGTAATTAATCTAATTACCATAGCCATTTCTTCAACAGAATCTTCAATCTTACCAAAATACTTATAAGCTTTCTTATTAATTTCAGTTTTAGTTATATTATCTTTAATAGTTTCATCTTCATCTACTAAAGCAAACTTATATTCTCCACTATCATATTTAGTATTCCAATTAGAAGCAATCCTTCTATCATTTTTTAATACTAAATATTCTAAGTATTGAAGTGGGTCATTTAAATCTAAAGTCTTACCTTCTTTATTTAGTTTAACTCTAAATGTAGACCAAAATCCATTCTTCTTATAAAAAGACATATTACCTGGTTCAAGATTAAGAGCATCTTCAAATGCCTTTCTTTCTGGTTCAGACAATACTGATTTATATCTGGTTGTACCTGGTTCAGGTCTTAAATCTGTAGACCATACTGTATCAGTATACATAAACTCTCCATCATGTCCTTTAGGAAAGTTACCATTATTTCTTAGAATTGGTTTTACTAAAATCTTTTTGTTTTTTAAAATACTGTCAATTGTGACAGGTTCTTTTTCTACTATCCCCATAGTTTTTATATATAATTAATTTGTTTCTTTTTATATAAATAAAGTAGAGTGGGTAAAAACCCACCCTACTAAATTTTAAATTATAGATTAGGAATGAAACGAGCTAATCTCATTGGATTATGTACTTTAATACCTAGGGTACAAGCACGAACTACTTCATAACCATCAACCTTAGATACAGTCATACCAGGTTTAGTACCACTATTAGATGGACTAAATGGATCACGCAATCCAGGAATGTATTTGTAAACATCTTGAGAACCTTTTACAGTTACTTTTTGAATGTTTGGTTTACCTTGTGAAGTACCAAAGTCAAGAATTAAGTATTCATATGAACTTAAGATACCACCATCAGGATGTTGAATAGCACACAAGCTAGGATCATCCAAGAAAGGAATGTGCATCAATTCAATTTCAATACCATTGATAAATGAATACTTCTTGAATTGACCTCCATAACTCATATTAGTAAGTGTACCACCAATACGAATTTCTTCTCTTGAAGGAGCAAATGTTACAGCTTTGGTTTCTACAGCTTTGTGGAACTGACGCATACCATACTCACCTGTACCAAGTACAAATCTACGTTGATCTTCAGGAAGTTTACCTACTGATAAACTCATTAAGATTTCACTTAATACATCAATATTAAATGTAGTGTAGTAGTGTACATTTGAAGGAGAAATTTGATCCAAAAGTCCGTAACCAGTTTTGATTTCATATCCTGAATCTCCCTTCATGGTGTAAGAACCTTGAGAGTTTTTCAAAGATTTTCCATACAACTGAGCCATAGACTTCATTCTCTTCCAAGATACCATAAAGTCGTAGTCAAGTTTACCTAACCAGGTAGTATGACGTTTACCTTGAGCATCTACAAAGAAGAATCCAAGTGGAGCATTTTCTTTTTGATCAATCATATCACCAGGTACTAAGTACTCAGAACGCATGAATGAGCAACGATTTTGCATTCTAAACGGTGAACTGAAGTTCAATGAACTAGAACCACGTTGAGAAAGAGTTTGTTCAGCTAGAGCATACATTTTAACAAAACGTACACCATTTGTAAGTTCACTTACAGGAACAAACAAGTTAGCATCACCAGATACCAAAGCTACTTCATAGCACCAGTTAGCACCATTAGGCTTAGGATCAGACATAACACGCATTTGATAAGTTTCTTTTGCATAGCTAGCAGGAGCAATTACATCAGAATACTCAAAAATACGATCAGGAAATTCCAAGTAAAAACTTGAATTACCAATACCAGGAGTAGTACTTGTAGCAGGACTAGTTAAAGCTACATCAGTGTAATACGCAAGTAATGGGATGTTTTTGAAAGGTGATTGAGAGTTAAGCATCCATTCAAAAGGAGCATCTCTTTCAATTTCCATAGTTTCAAATTGTTCCATAAATCTATCGAAATCTAATCCTAGATTAACATCGTAGATATTACTGATCAATTCAGACACCATGATAGGTTGTTCACCATACATAGCCCCAATGTGATTTTTTGTGGTTAAACCACTCCAATCCTTAGGACTAAATTTTTGCAATTGGTTAATAATTTGACTCATTAATTTTAAAATTTATATTGTTAAGGGTTAATTTTATTTTTTAAATACTGTTTTTAAAGCATCAAGTACATCTGAATTTTCATCAGAATTTCTAGAATTAGCATTAGATTTATTGATTCTTGATTTTAAATCTTCTTCTAATTGTTTTTCTAATTTATTTAATGCTTTAGTTTCACTCTTTTTAGTTATTAAATCAAACTTAGGGTTTTCATCAAACAATCCTAGTTTAGCATAATAATTAAGTTTTACTTCAAAACCAATAGGATCTTTCTCTCTAAGTAACATTACTTGAGAATAGTTTACACCATCTTTTTGAGTTGCAGGTTTTGTAATCATATTAAAAAGATCTTTCTTAGCTTTATCATCAAGTTTAATACCTGGAATAATTTCTTTAGTTTCCTTAATAGTGTTATTCAAGTTATTAATAGTTTGTTCATAAGCAAGACGTTGTTCTTCTTGTTCTTGTTTAGTTCTTTCTTTTAGTTCTTCTAATCTTTCAGCTTCTAATTCTTTAAGTTCACTTAAAGCTTCAGTTGCTTCTTCTTCTAGTTCATCTAATTCTAAAGACTTACTAATCATCTTTTCAATCTTAGATTCATTAAAACCTTTACTAAGGTAATAATTTCTAACTAGGTTTTTTTGTAATTCAAGGTTATCAGATAACACTTCCTCATCAATTGAATCTAATCTAATTTGATTAGAAGTAATATTAAGCAACTCATCAAAAGGTACTCCTTGTTCATAGTTCTCAATAATAGTTGTAATCTCTTGAGGTAAATTACTTCTCCACTCTTTTATTTCATTCTCAGCTACTGATTTGAAGTAGTTAAATAATGAATCTTTATCTTCAAACACTTCATCAACTATACCTTCTTCTTTAAGAAACTCAGATAAAGTTTTGTAGATTGTTGAGTCTTTAGACTCAGTAGTTACTTTTTCAGAATCTTCTGTATCATCAGTTGATTCAACAGTAGTTTCTTCAGTACTAGTTTCTTCTGCTTGTCCAGCTAGATCTGCCTCTAATTCATCTAGCGTAACAGCATTAGCATTTGGGGTTTCTGTAGTAGTAGTTTCTTCTTCAGCAGCAGGTGGTGTATTAGCACCTTCTAAAGAATCAACACTTACAGAATCTTGATTTAAAAGAAAGGACCCTAACCCTTCAAATAATTCGTTTTTTTCAGTCATGTTAGTTAATATATTAGTTTATTTATAATTTGTATTATAATTATTTATTTTATATTTTTTCTGTTAATAGCTTAATATCTAGTTTTTACTTTGTGAAGTTAAGAATTCATGTAAACAACTACCTAGTAAATCAACTAATTGTTCATCATCAGAAAGCTTATGATAGTTACATTTATCTAACCAAGCATGTATAATTTCATGACAAGTAGTTTGATTAATTATATCTTCATTAACAGGATATTTATCAGTATTTTCTTGTACAAGAATTTTATTTTCATTAGATAACCACATACCTAAACACTTCTTTTTATATAAAGATTTACGACTTTCTATCTTAATAAGTTGTCCAAATATGTTAAAGTTGTTTATCATTTAACTAATCCTCCATTTTTGTATTGCCCTTTCCAACCAGTATTAAAATCTCTATTTAATTTATTTTTATAATTAATAAATTCTAACTCTTTTTCAACTGGTAAATTTTTATAATCCATATAAGGAAAAGACTCGTCAACATCAAACATTTTTTGACCTCTTTTTCCTACTACACTAGTCATATTAGTTTTACTAAGTCCTACAGGCATTTCATAAGAAGTATTAGGTACAAAATCTTTTATATATTGTCCATCTTTTACAGCTAAATAATCTAAATTATTTTTAGGATCATAATATTTATTAAACCAATCTTTATAAC